CACTTCTCACGGTGGGAGTCTCATGCCAAGACTCTGGATGCCTACTCTCTGCGGTACGTCATTCGGGACTGTCAGCAGGCAGCAGACGCAATGAAGGGGTGGAATCCCGTGCGGGAGGGTTACTACCTGGATCAGGCAGCAACCTACGGGATGGAACTGACCCGTCGCAACCGAGAACTGCCTGCAGGTCTGCGGCATCGGATCTGATCCTACGGGGGAGGTTGACCCCTCCCCTTTTCATGCTACAGTTAGCAAGTCCCAAACGGAGCAAACCCCGTGACCGCAACCACCACCAAGACCTTCCGATTTGATGCCACCTGGATCGGTGCTGATGGCATCGAGTCTGAGATCCTCACGATCCAGGCAGTAACCCTTAAAGAGGCAACCGCCGAAGCGGTGCAGCAGATCAACGGGGTTAATTCCTTTGCGGATTGCCTGATCGACCTGCATCGGATCCGATGATCCTACGGGGGAGGTTAATCCCTCCCCCTTTCATGATAGAATTCAGAAGTCAACCACAGACACCCCATGACCTTCCCCACCTTCCCTGACATTCTCTGGAACTGCACCGACCCTGCCAATGGCACGATCCGTTGGAGCACCGCCTGCCAGGCAGCAAAGGATCACGGTCTATGGGATGACTTCCGTACAGACTACGGAACCACTGCCCACTTCGGACCCGTAGACACGGGTGAGTTTCTGGTGTGGTTGGGATATTGATTCTGCCAAGGGGGTTGGCGAATGCCACCCCCATACCCTATATTGGTTCCAACGGAGGGCAAACGGTCCCTCCCCAACCCACTAGCAAGATGGCAACCTACACTCTCACCACTGCTACCTGCGGCAAGTGCGACGGTAAGGGCGTCCTGTCCTACTACGGGCACATCGCAAACGGTGTGTGCTTTGACTGCCAGGGCACTGGCAAGATCTCTTGGAAGGATCGGACGGATGGCACCGTCAAGACCTCCCTAGAAGTCTTTATCCGCAATGGAGAGTATTGGTACGCAGCACACCGTGCCACCGTGCTGGCAGACGACGGCACCTGGGGCAAGTGCCTGACCTGCAACGACCTGCAAGATGCGGACGCAGCACGGGCACTGTGGAAGGATCTTAAGGGTCAGCAGCACACCTATTTGGCAGTGACTGACATTCCACTAAACGGATCTGAGGTCACTAAAGTACATCAGAACTGGTAAGATACCAGGGGGGAGCATACACTCCCCCCATTCGTTCGTTATCAGCAGTTCGTTCGTTTTTATGCCCCCCCGTATATAAAATCAATGGGTCCCCTGAGGCTACAAAGTCTTGCTTTCGACCTCTAAATATTGTGCTAAAATCAATTTCAAAATACCATCGAATAAAAAAAATTTTTCGCAGAAATATTATGCCAAAAAAGATTTATCCTGAGGGGACGATTAAGGTCAGCACACAAGGGACAAAGTTTATCAAAGTGAATGGTAAATGGGAGTACATGAAGAAACCGAGAGAGGAATGGAAAACTCCCCCACCAAAACCAAAAGAAAGAATAACTTATAATTATCCACCAGTAAAAATTCCCGAGAATATGAGAGAAACTCAGCATTCTGGATATTATATTACAGAGGATGGTAAAGCTTATCGAGAACCTGGCAAGTATGACAGAAAAGGTCGGTACGGCAAGACTAACGAATATGGGTTAATATATCTAAAACCAGGATACAGAGGTCATCCAAAATATTCAGAACATCAATATGAATGCATTAATATTTCAATACGGGATGAGAATGGAAAGTATCTGAGGCAAATTAAAAAGAGTATTCATCAATTGGTGGCAGAGGCATTTGTACCAAATCCAGAGGGATACACAGAAATAGATCATATTGACAGAAATAATAAAAATAATCACTATAAGAATCTAAGATGGTGTAGTCGTATTGAAAATCTAAGAAATAAAGAATTTGAAAGTTATAAAATCACGGATACATTGAGTGGACAAATATGGGAAGGTAAAAATCTAATGGATTGGGCAAGAGATAACGAAAATCTTATAAAAACAAGACTGAGAACAAAAGATCCAGGATGGAGGTATATTGGAAACCAACTCGGTTCCGCAAGAGCAAGGGGACACAAAATTTGGAAATTAAAAGTAGAATACTAAGAAATAATATATAAAATCAATGACAAGTTTCAAAGGTATGCAAAAAAATCCGCAAGAAAATTTCACGACTGTAGAGATCGATCCAGTAACTGGGGAGTATTATGTAACAATACCTCAATGGATTCTCGATGAATATGGGTGGTACGAGGGCACAGAAGTAAACATGGAAGTTGAGGGAGATTGTATAGTGATTACCGAAATCAAGAAAGATTGACAGTGTATAGATAATGATGTATGATACTGACGTAGTTACTTACAGTTATGGCTAAAGGATTTACAGTAAAAGCAAAGACACCCAAACCATCTGAGAGTGCCCAAGAATGGGACTATGATTTGGCAAAGGAAATGGTAAAAGGCAAGTCCATTGTCTTTTGTTTACCTGGTAGAGGAGTTTCTTATACATATCTCAAAAATTTTGTACAACTTTGTTTTGATTTGGTACAGGCAGGAGCAAGTATTCAGATCTCGCAAGATTATTCATCAATGGTAAATTTTGCAAGATGCAAATGTCTAGGTGCAAATGTACTGCGAGGACCCGATCAAATTCCCTGGGATGGAAAGTTGAAGTATGACTATCAGTTATGGATTGATAGTGATATTGTATTCAACACAGAGAAGTTCTTTCAATTGGTGCTGATGGATCAGGACATTGCCAGTGGATGGTATTGTACTGAGGATGGTCGCACGACAAGTGTTGCACACTGGATGGAGGAGGAAGATTTCCGCAACAACGGTGGTGTTATGAATCACGAAACACTTGAGAGTATTTCAAAACGTCGCAAACCTTTCACCGTTGATTATGCAGGATTTGGATGGCTTTTGATTAAGCACGGAGTCTTTGAGCATTCTGAAATGAAGTATCCATGGTTTGCACCTAAGATGCAAGTCTTTGAATCTGGAGAAGTTCAAGATATGTGTGGAGAGGATGTAAGTTTCTGTCTCGATGCAAAGGAAGCAGGATTTGAGATTTGGTGTGATCCTCGCATCCGCGTTGGTCACGAGAAGACTCGTGTGATTTGATGTCAATGACAAAGTATACAATTCTCCATAAAGGAAAAGTTCTTTATAAGGGATTGACTGAGGAGGAATACTTTGATATTATGGAGGACCTGTCGGTAGAGTTTTATCAGACAGGTTCTCCAAGACCTCAAGATCTTGAAACAAAAATGTATGAATTTTAAGGAGTATTATGGCAGTTCGTTCTAAAGTTGGTTTAGTAAAAGATGGGTGGACTCCTGGTAAACCCAAAAATACTCGTCAGGGGAAGGGTAAGCATACTAAGTATGCCGCTACGTCTCGTAATGGAAATCGTAAGATGTATAGAGGACAAGGTAAAGGATAATGGCACTTTGGATACATAAGAATGGGAAGTCAAGACCCGACAAACGATGTAAAGGTATTTTGACACCCAAAAAGTGTGCCAAACGTAAAAAGAAAAAATGAGTTGTTTAATCACCAATTTACCATCTGTTGAGGTATGGGTTCGTAAAGAATATCTTACAGATCATCAAAGTGGTCACGGTGAATTTGTAAAAGGCGTCTGGGTATCGGCAAAGTCGATTCCTGGACGTGCTTTTTATTTTGAGACTTATTTACCAGAATATGCGGCAATGTATGATAAATTGCCAATTAGTGCATTTTTATCTCGTCCAGAATTACCTGATCCTGATATGAATTTACCAAATTTACAATTCTGGAATTGTATGGATTATGGTGTAGTGAGTATTGACAAAAAATTTATTGGTAGTATGGATTTTGAATGTTATACTCGTGATTATGGCACTCAAAAGGGCACTTATGTCTGCACCATTGACAATTATCACCATGATCCAGACTACGTAGACTGGGCAACAAGTGAAAATCCTGCAGAACACAAATCTCACAACCTTATTGAACTCAATAATGGTCAGTATGCACTTTATCCAAACAATAGATTACGCATTTTCGACAATAGTCTGACACCAATGGAACCAAAAATGCCAGATTTTAAGGTTTCTACTCAGTATTATCAAGTTGAAAATGGGTTTGACAGACTTGGAATGGGTCGTGAGGATGAATATTTTTGGAAAACATCAAAGGAAAGACAAAAGGAGGAAAAAAATGGAACCGAATCATGATTTTTTAGATAATTTAGCAAATCATCAGCATCAAAAATTGATCCGTGAAGTAACTGGAGACTACAAAAATACTGATGAAGATGAAAAACCGCAGAATTTAGCAGAAAACAGTAACCTTTGATAATAAGGCATAAATAAATTTAGAAAACTCTAGTTAAAATGACAAATCGGAGGATATCTAGAGCATTTAAAGATATTAGTTTATCATTTGAACCACATCCTATTACAAAAGATCTGCCAGTACTCAGAAATGAGTCTGCTATTCGCAGATCTGTGAGAAATATTGTTCAAACGATTCCTACTGAAAAGTTTTTTAACTCACTATTTGGATCTGATATAAGGAGAAGTCTTTTTGAATTTGTCGATTTTGGTACTGCATCAGTAATTAGTGATCAAATTCAAACATCAATTGAAAATTTTGAGCCTAGAATAGATAATTTACAGGTTGAGGTTTTTCCTAGACCAGATCGTAACGAATTTGAAGTAACTGTTATATTTGATATTATTGGGCAAGAGTTTCCGACACAAGAATATTCATTCCTATTAGAGGCAACAAGATAATATGCCTTTTACAAAGTTTACAAATCTAGATTTTGACCAGATAAAAGAATCTATCAAAGACTATCTTCGTGCAAATTCTGATTTCACGGGATTTGACTTTGAAGGTTCCAATTTTTCTGTATTAATTGATACTTTAGCATACAATACTTATATTACAGCATTTAATTCAAACATGATTGTGAATGAATCCTTTTTGGATTCTGCCACTCTCCGTGAAAATGTAGTTTCTCTTGCCAGAAATATTGGATATGTTCCAAAGTCCAGAAATTCTGCAAAGGCAACGGTTTCCTTTACAGTAGATGTATATGGAACATCTACACCTACAATGATCCTTAAGAAAGGTTTGGTATGTGTAGGAGATGTAAGTGATTCGTCCTATGTATTTTCCATTTTAGAGGATATACAAGCATCTGCAGAGGATATTAGTTTTGATAGTGGTGGTAATACTATTAGTGCAAGAAGAGCAATATTTAATGATGTAGAAATTAGTCAAGGTACATTTTTAACCAAACAATTTGTTTTTGACGGGTCACTTGACCAGAGATTTATTTTAAATAATTCATATATTGATACTTCATCAATAAAAGTTTATGTTAAAAAAGAAAATGAGATTGGTCTGGGTATAGAATACAAGTTAGTTGATGATATTATCAATGTAAATAAAGACTCTCTAATTTACTTGATACAAGAAATTCAAGATGAAAAGTACGAACTTTTATTCGGTGATGGTTTAATTGGAAGAAAATTACAATCTGGAGAGATAATAACAGTAAATTACATTACTACAGATGGAAAGAATGGTAACGGAGCATCCTCATTCTCTTTCTCAGGAGTAATAACTGATGATAATGATAGTTTTCTTACAACTCAACCTTTTACAGTAACAACAGTATCTTCCTCTCAAAGCGGATCTGATATTGAGACATTAGAATCAATTAAATATTATGCTCCAAGAATTTATGCCGCCCAAAATAGAGCAGTCACTGGTCGTGACTATGAGGCAATTATTAAAAAAGTATATCCAGATACAGAATCAGTATCAATTGTTGGTGGAGAAGAATTGGATCCACCCGAATTTGGAACAGTGCAAATATCGATTAAACCAAAGAATGGAAATTTTGTTTCGGACTTTAACAAATCAAGAATATTATCACAATTAAAACAATATTCTATTTCTGGAATCAATCAAAAAATTGTCGATCTAAAAATTCTTTATGTCGAATTAGATTCGTATATTTACTATGATGATTCCAAAGTAACAACTGCAAAAAATTTAAAGGCAAAAGTATCAAATTCATTAACTAACTATGCCAATTCTTTAGATGTCAATAGATTTGGGGGAAGATTTAGATATAGTAAGTTATTGAGAACTATAGACAGTACAGATAGTGCCATAACATCAAACATTACAAGAGTAAAAATAAGAAGGAATTTAGTTGCATTATTAAATCAATTTGCTCAATATGAACTTTGCTTTGGAAATCAATTTCATGTAAATGAGAATGGATTTAATATTAAATCTACTGGTTTTAAAATTGCATCTGAACCAGACACTGTTTATTTGACAGATGTTCCCAATTCAGATATGAAAACAGGAACATTGTCTGTTGTTAAGA